GTGTTGCCATCACCTATTGCATCGAAACCTTGGAACCCTGATGCGGTAGTTCCAATAGTGTAATCACCAGTGCCAGTAGTTGTTGTCTGAGCTTTTACCCTATCAGCTATTACCAACGCCATAATTTACTCCTAAATTGGGTCTGTAAATTCTATATCCATTGCGGTTAAAGCAAAGTTATTACCAGAATAAACCACTTGTGAAGACGTTAGCGCATCTGTAGCTAATAACCTACTGTTAACGGTATCTACTATGGCATAGTGCGATGCAGTGCCATTGGCGTTAAAACTTCCATTTGTAATAGCAGCAAGCGTTACTTTTCTACCACCTGCCGCTCTATCAGACGGTGCAGATATATTTATACCTGTTGCACTACCCAAACTATAGGTTGATGTTGCCTCTGCGTATGTCGTTGCTTCTTGTGAAGTCAAATGTAGGGCATTTGCCTCCGTATCCAAAACGGCTAATCCGTTGTCCATTACCCTATCTGCTAATGTCGCCATTACCCATAACTCCTTATTCTTATACTTGCACCAGCAGCATATGCTTTTGAATTATCATTTTCTTCATTAATAGCACTAATAGCACTTTCATATAAAGAAGCCCATGCTGCTAATCTTTGGTCTTCTTGTAAATACGGAGCAGAATGTAGTAAAGATCCGTACAAATAAGCTTCTGGATGGTTGCTTAATATCCAATTAGATGCATTGCTGTTGTTTAGAGGATTTAGCGTTGAATAATATAATATTTCTAATTGATATGTTGTATCTGGCGTTGGAAATACTTCTATACTCCCATCAAGCAGAACATAGTCTGTTGGTCTTCCTGCCGAATTATTATTAGCTGCTCTAAGTTTCGCAATTTCATATGCATTTGTAAGTTGCAAAACATGTGTATCACCACCAGTAAGGGTCAATCTAACTGGTTCTATAAAATCTACAGGCAATGAACTATATTGTGCATTAATATTGGCTTGTGACCTTTTTTCCATCTGCCAATGTCTTATTCTTTTGTTCATACCTTTTTCTGCTAACGTAATAAAATCAGGTATTACTGCTGTAAGATCATCACGATTAAGAAAATCAGCTATACTTGTTTTCAATTCACTATATGTTGTCAGTGCCATTAGTGTAATCCTTTATCTTAACACGATAAAACTTTTGCATTGTATCGCTTTGATATTCCTCAATTATTTCCACATCATAGCTATCATACGAACTCATAAAACCTAAACCTATATCGTCTATGTCCATTTCATACTCTTTCATCTGCCTGACCTCTCTAAATAGTCAATTAAACTATTACTTTTTATGTTTTCTACTTCTTTCGGTACAACTTTATTAAATTGAGTATACACATTTGGCCTAAATTTTCTATTCCTTATTCCCAAAAATCCAAATTCTTTCACATATTTCATTGCTCGTGCTATTGCTAATCTGTTAATTTCTGGTGGTGTCAATTCTTTTTTGTATTTAGCCGCCAGGTCTTTTACTTCTTCTAACGCTATTGGAAAAAACTTGTCAATGTCGTCTGATAAATCGTAAAAACCTTCTTTTGGCTGTTGCGTAGAATGTACAAAATCACCTAATCCTTGCTCTGGAACATATTGCATATCGCCCCAATATGATTGATCAGGATAGTCTTGTAATACTATCTCTGGTCTTTGTCCGTAGGGTGATAATCTTGCGCCGTAGGATAATTCGCGTTCTGCCCCTCTTATGTTTGGATTTGTAAGTTGCTTTGCTGGATCTACAACGTCCAACGGACTATCAGAATAGTGGAATAAATCTAGAAGACCTCTAGCTACCCTGCCTATTGTATCTAGCCCCCTTCTCGCCATCACTCACCCCAAGTTTTTATGATGTTTTCAAGTTCTTTTAGCTCTAACCCGTCTGGCATACCCATTGGATCTGAAGCCCAATCAGGCAATAAACCTACCTTCTGGTCTGCATAGATAGTATCAGCACCGCTTGCTGCTCTGTTTTGATCTGCGAATGGCCCAAAGTTTACAAAGCTGTTTTGGCCTCTTGTTTCTGTTGTCATAGCCCCTCGTGCCTCTGGGCTAAACATACGGCTATGTTGCAACCAGGCTCGTTCTTCGCCTTTGCTTCTGAATTGTGGGTTTCCCGAACCTAAATGACCAAACATATCATGGACAACTCTAAAAGCATCATTTGCTACTGCGTCTTCTTTATCACCTATAGTACCAACTTTTGTGAGTAGAGGATTTGCCGAAGCGTCAAAGTTAGGATTGCTGCCGTAACCAAAATCTGTAGGAAACACTGTTAAGTTTTTATTTTCCACTACATCTTTAAAGCCTAATGCTGGGGAAGCAGCATATGGATCTTCCATGCCTGGCTTAAGAAACGTAAAGTTTATGCCTGTATCTTTCAACGCATTGTATTGCGCCATTGTCTCTTCGATTAACGCCTCATAAGCTTTTTTTACTTTTGGATCATCTGGATTGTTTTGCATCTTTTCATATGCAGCAGCTATAAGTCTAGCCCGTTTCTCATCTTGATCTGGATAACGTAGATAATCAGGCACATCTATGCTTTGATCTTTCAAGTATTTTTCTTCAGCAGCTTTTACTTGCGCTATGTCTCTTGATGAGTACCTTTCGTCATCTATCTTTACCGCAGCAGGTTTACCTGGCCTTGACAACATATTGACATCAGGGTTTGTTTCTAGTGTTTCGCCAAGAAGGTAAGGTCTAGCCTTTTTAGCCATACCAGCAAACTCTCCTGCTTTTTGCGCCACTCCTGCATATGGAGCCACAAACATGTCTACAGGAGCTTCCAAACCAAACGCTAACAAGTCTCTGTTCAATCTATCGCTAGAACTTTCACTCATGCCTAGTTTTTCTAATTCATTAGAAACAACACCTGACGCACCACCTACCGCCGCCTCATAACCTGGCGCTAATCCTTGCAAAGCCCTCAAGCCCTTACCAAGTGGGCTTAGATACAGCATATCTTGCATGATAGCATTTTTATTTGTTGTCGATCTGTCAACATTTGGTGGTTGCATAATGTCTACAAGCTCTTGCATTGCATCATTAAACACTTGACCACCTTTAGTTTCTGAGAAACCTCTGGTATTCCTATCTCTAGTTATAAAATCCCAAATGGACGCCATTATGAACCCAGACCTGATAAGTATTCTTCTATTTCTTCTTTTGTTACGTCAGGCTTCTGTAATAATTGCGCCATTCCTACACTAGCTGGCACTACTGATGCTGATAAGTTTCTAAGATGCTTAAACTCAGGATCAAATCTAGCAAAAGGTGATCTAAACCTATTACCTTTTTGCACCATTACTTCTTCTGATGGCTCTCGTGATTTAGCTTGCATAGTTTTGTTCCACTCAGCAACATCTTTTGCTAAATCTTGATCATCGTATAGTTCTGTTTTTCTTGGATATCCAAATGGTCTAGCGTCAGGTGTTTGTGTTCCTCTATCTAAAATATTAAATAATGTAAGGGTTTCGGCATCTGTGTCTCTCAAACCTTCTGCTATACTATCTGTTGTAAGTGTTGGTTTATCTGCTCCTATCTTTCTCATTTTGCCATCTGGAAAAACGTCGCCTAACAAGTTGCCGTATTGATCTGTTTTATCATAAGCAATATCGCTAAACGTCGATCCCTCTACATCTACTCTTGGTTCAAATTCTTTTCTTCGCACCACTAACGGAAAAATTACACTGTCAGGATTATCTGCATCAACATATGAATTAGCTACACCTGGATTTCTACTTGCATATATTGTTCCAAGAGAACCCTCTGTGTTGTAAGTATCTATATCGTCAAAATATTGTAATTCTGGAGCGTCAGTGCTTGCATGATAAAATTGCGGATCACCAAAATTTAAAGCGTCTTTTCTTTCCATTCTTGCTGCTTGTGACATATCCAACGGTGTGTTTTCAAACATGTACAAATCGTCTGCAATCTCCATCATTTCATCTGTGATTTCGTTTGCTTGCCCTGCTGCTCGTTTAGCTAAAATATATTTAGCCATTTCCTGACCTGGATTGTCAGAAGCCATTATAACATCTATTAAACTTTGATTTAATTGTGCATTTGGCCTTGATGTATCTGAACCACCAAGAAAATCTAAAATGCCTTTAGCTAATTTACTACCAGCTTCTAATTTTTTACGAGCCATTAGCGTTTCACCGATCTTTTACCGCTACAACCCCAAGCCTTTCTGCGTACTTTTACTTTAGGTGTACGTTTTTGACTGACAGTTCTAGCGCAATAAGCATTACCACGTTTTGTGCCAGGCGATGAAACACGCCTATGTGTCTTGCCTTTGCTATCTTTGTAAGTCGTACCATCGGCATATTTCTTACTTGCTGGTACTTTTTTGCGTTTAGCCATTGTTAAAAACCAGCACCCATTTTCATCATTTCATCTTGAATGTACATTTCTTGCGTTTCTGGTGGCGCTAGTAAAAACCAATCAAATCTTTCTGCTAAAGCGTTTTTAGCCATGCTCCTACGCACTTCATCCATTGTT